CTATAGAAACCAGCGACTTGTTGTTTTCTTAAATCGTTTTCTGAAATTTTTACACGATGAATAATTGCTTCCGCATCGTCTAATGAGGTAGCTGTGTACGGAACAATTAAATCATCTGCTGGAACAAACTTTGATACTGCTCTTTGTTCCATTTCATCGTAGTAAACTTTTTTAAATGTACTACCTGAAAGTGGTAAATGAAATAACATAGAGTCAAACTCAGGTTCGTATTCTTTCATCTTCTCCATGATTTCATAATTCATATAATCTCTAACACGTTCTGCTTGACTTGTTTTTTCAGCAGACGGTGCTCCTATAATTTGTGTTCTAACGGGTCCGTTAGCCGGTAATAATTCTTTGTATGCTAATGCTTGAAACTGTGTAACTGCTTCAGCTAAAACTGGGTGAGTTGCACCTGATGCACCTGAGAAAGGTTCTGTTCTATTGTCGTATTTAAAACCTAAAAGGTCTAAACCTTTTGTGTAAGTTTGCTCCCAATCTTTCCTTGAAGAAGTGTAGTCTTGGTATTTTGAATTTAAGTCTGATGCTAATCTTCCTAATACATCATCAGGTAAAAAATCTGCTAAGTTTGCATAATGCTCATCACCACCTTCAGGTGATGCAGCTTGTGGATCTAAGTCAATGTCTACTGATCCATCTTCATTTTCTTGTACTTCTACAGGACCAGGAGCCTCTTGTTGCTCTTCAATTGTCTCTACTACCTGCTCTTGTATTTCTTCTTCACCTGGAACTTCAAATGTTTTTCTTGGTTCGTTTGGAAGCGATTTGTCTGTTGCCATTTATTTTCTCCGTAAGTTTTACTTGTTTAACAGTATTATAGGATAAATTCAAGCCCTGAGGCATGGGCCCTGACTTTGGTGGTGGGCCACTCTTTTTACCTTTTGAATACATTACTTCTTTTTTTTACTTGGATCTTTAAGTCCATCTGCGAAACCAACACGACCACCTACTGAATATAATCCAAATAGTCTAAGTATTTCTGCAATACCTTCATATCCAATTTCAGCCCCCATTAATTTTGGATTTTCTAAAATAGCTTCTAGAGTTGAGCCTTTGTATTTTTTACCTAAACTTTTTAGACCACCTGCTAGATAACCTCTACCTAAATTTTGTCTAGATACTATACCTCCATCTTCAAAACCTTTTAATAATTTAAATGGTCCAGGTAATTTACTTCCTAATTGAAGTAAATCAGACTTAGGTATTTTTATATTTAAATCTTTTATCTGATCCATCAGACTTTTTTGAGTAAGTGTTTCTAGTTTCTGAGCTTGTCCTGTTTTACCTGCTAAAGATTTTGAATCATCAACACCAACTCTTGTAACATTCATTCTAATAGGTGTTCCATATTCATCTATGATAGGATCTAATCTATTGAATCCGATATAATTTTGATACTTTTTAGGAAGTCTTAGTTTTACACTTTCAATTATTTGTCCTGCTTGATTATTTAATTCATCAACTCTATTTAGATATCCAGGTTCTTGATTGTTTAATTGATTACTAATTGCGTCCGCGATGTCATTTAATTTTGTATTGTATGGAGCTAGTTTAGAATTCATCTGCTTATTAATAAATGCTACGTCTTTCGTAGTTAAATCTACTTCTCCACCTATAGGCATAATGTGGTGAAAAGGAATCTCATCTGTTCCTGTAAATTTTTTACCACCTTGTACAATATCTAATCTTCTTTTTCTTTTTTCTTTTACAATATTTGGATCACCTTTTTTAAATTTTAAATTTAAATCTTTAGTTAAAAAATTATTTATTCTTTCTACTCTACTTACATCTGCTACGGAACTTGAGCCAAAGTATTTTTCAGCAAGTTGAGGATTAGTTAATCCTTTTTCTCCTAACTTACCAGAATATTTTTCTTTTAAATCTTTTATATAATTTTCTTCCATTTTTTTATTAGGCCACCTAATACCTACTACATCTCTACCTTTAGTTTTGGCCTCTTTACCTTTACCTCTAATTTTAGTTTCTATAATAGGTAAATCAGAAGTTCTTTTTTTGTATAATTCTTTTCTTTTTTCTGCAGCTTTAACTGCAGATTCTTCTGCAGTTTGTAATTTTAGTTCTGGAAAATTTCTTTCTACTTGTCCCCTTACTGTAGCCGGAGCTACATTAAATTTTTTACCTAACTCGTATGTATTAATAACTGACCCAGGTTTTAAAGTAGATAAATATTCTGCGACTCCACCTTTGGAAAATTCTTCTCTGTTTATAGTGCCAATACCTTCAGGTACAACATCACGTAGTCTTTGTTTTTGTGCTCTGTCTTGAAAATAAAATTGTAATTCTTTAACAGTGTCAGCTGCTTCTTGCATAGAGAAAGTTCCTGCATCAACACCTTTTTTTGCAAAAGCATTTAACCTATCTGCGATGTCAGCTGTCGGTAAAGTATTATTATGATATGCTAAAACAAATATCTCAGCATCGTTTCTAAAATCATTTATATTATAATCTGGCATTGGATTTTTTGTAGTAGTGTCTACTTGCATAGACTTCGGTGGCTTTACTATTTTTTCTGTGCCATCAGCTAAATTAGCACGACCGCCTGGACGAGTTAGATAGGCCATCATCTGTTCATATTCGCCTATCTTCATTACATCCCCATCAAATAATTTAGTCCGCCCTCTGCGTTTGGTTTTCTATCTTCTGGATCAAACTTTTTCAAAATATCTTCTTGTTCTGTCTCTTCCATTAAGTCTAACATCTCTTTATCTGTTAATCCTTTTGATGGATTCTTAGGCACAGGAATATCAAACAAACCTTCTATTTCTAACATCTGATCCATATCTTTCATACCACCACCTCTTGCATCTATTTCTATCATTTCTTCTGCAAGATTTTTAACATCACCTATTGCTTCACCAAAAGTATCGGTAAACGCATCTATTGGATCTTTCTTACCGATCTCAATTCCTTTTCTAGTTAAAATTTTTCTAGCTAATGCTCTAGTGATTCCTGTTACCGGATCCAAACCACCTCCGGTTCTAAATGGATTCTTTAAGCTTTCAAGCCCTGGAGCCTGATCCGGTGTATCTTGTTTTTTTGTAAAAGGAACTACGTCACCTTGTTTCTTGGTGCCTGGTTCCTGCTTCTTGCCTCTTGAGAATACTCTCTCAATTTGTTTTTTAAGCAATGGTGTTACTTCACCAAATTCATTCTTAGCAAATTTAAAAGCATCTTCTATTTTTTTGATGCCACCAGTTCTAACTAAGTTTCCAAGTGATAATAAAAATTGTGCAAGTTTACCCATTAATAATACGTCCTCTGTTTCTGTGGCAGCTCTTCATCCTGATAGTCTTCAGGGTGTTGTATCAAACCACCTTGTCTGAATCTCATCACCGCTTGAGTCATAGAGTCGACCAAGTCATCATGGTCGCCATATGGAAACGCTGCACATTCTTCAATGACTTCTTGTGCAAATTCCATTTCTTTAGGAGCATATATTCTCCCGGACTCAAACAGTGGAGAAACACTGTTAACTCTAGTATGTTTATCATTTCCTTTGCTTGGTGTAAAGTTTAAAACTGGGATTCCCATTTTTCTAAGTTCATATGTCAAAGGTAGCCCAGATGCCTTAGATTCTATGACTACGGTCTCAGGATTCCAGTATCCGTATTGATCTAGTGCAATACGTCTTAGTTCAGGAAACTCGTATCTGCCTTTCAAAGCGTCAACTAATATCAAACAAGGACCACTATCCTCATCAGGTGTAAAGACTCCCCATGTGGTTATAGCAGAATAATCGGCAGAAGATTTTTTCATAAACGCTGTATCATAAGATTGTATCACATGTTCTAGTGGTGGTATGTCTCCTTCCCAATCTTGCCACCATTCTCTTTTGATCAAAGCTCCCTCTTCGCCGGTAGGATTCTGCATATATTGTGCGTTCCATTTTGAAAGTGGAATAGATGCCTTGACCGCTTCTAAATCTTTTATGTTCCAATATTCAGGCCATAATGGTTTGCCAGTTGGCATGATGGCAGGAAACTCTATGACTTCCCATTGGTCAGCTTTAGGTTCTTTTTGTGCAGAGATCAAACGACCTGCAAGATCTTTTTGATTCCATCGTGTCATTACAATTACGATCGTTCCACCAGGTTGCAAACGCTGACGTGGACCAGATGTATACCACTCGTAAGTTCTCTCAAGAGCTTGTGAATTCATTGCATCTTGTTCAGTATGTGGGTCATCAATAATTAGGAGATCGGCACCACGACCTGTAATTGCAGATCCAACACCAGCAGCATAATATTCACCACCTTGTTGTGTTTCCCATTTACCTGCAGCCTGACTATCTTCTTTTAATCTTGTTTTAAATACTTGTTGATATTCTGGTGAGTCAATTAATTGTTTTGCTTTACGTCCAAACCTTACAGATAATTCTGTTGTGTTTGTAGATTGAATAATTTTTAATTTAGGATTACGACCTACCATCCATGCTGGCAACAAGTATGATGCAAACTCAGACTTAGTATGTCTTGGTGCCATATTAATAATAACACGTTTTATTTTTCCAGAAGCAATATCATTAAATTTTTTTGCTACTTTTCTATGGTGAGATCCTTCCACAAAATCAGGCCACACGTGTTTTACAAAAGACATGAAGTCTTCTCTTATCTTAGACTCCTTTTTCTTTTGTCCATATTTGTTTGCTAGTAATGCAAACTCTCGTCTTACGTCAGGTGGTAGTTTATCTAAATGTTTTAATTTCTCTGTATCCATAATGCATTCGAAAAAATTTTGCGCAAAATTTTTTGAGATATGTTTTAAAAACTTCAAAAGTATTTCGGCTCTACGAATGTATAAAACTTAGCATAAATGTCAAATATTGGGACCCCTTTTTTACAAAAGGTGATTAACTAAAATAAAAAATTGCAAATTTTGGATGGGCCCTGGTACCTCTACAGTCTGATGAGGTACCAGGGGAAAGGTAGCTCTAGTCTATTAAGACCATATATGCCTCGGCATTGTTTTTTCTAAACCAATCGATATCGGCTCGTACCTTATCCCATAGTTTAGAACCACCATAGCCAAGTTCTTTATCTTCTAACGTTGCAGTTAATTCATTAATAAATAATCTATCATGAATGATTGCCTCTTCTTTTGTTAGCATAATAGATTGTCCACTAAATCTATTACTTCTCTTTTCTGTTCTGTTATCTGTGTTTGTTTGTGTCATATTATACCTTTTTTGTTAATAGGATTATCCTATCAACTTTGTCTGCTTTCGTCAACCTTAATATCCCAACAACCTCACTTTCCATGTTGTCGTTGCAGTTCTATATCCATGTGCGTCCTCATCATAGTAAGTAATACAAGGTGTGCCAGATTTAGATGTAAAGTATCTGCAAAGATCAGTCCACTTTGCGTTTCTTGTTATATGCTTTTTGTGTTTCTTTGCCCAAAAAGTGATCTTGAATTGTTTGTTGTTTTCCATAATTTACCTTTCTTGTTAATTATTTTTAAATAACATATTGACAATAGGATTGTCAAGGATTATATATTAATTATTCTATTAAGTTCAAAACTTACCTCTGGTAGATACTGACCTCGTTTTGCTGTAGCACGGTCGATAAATTTTGAAACAGCAGGTCATGCCCAGTGTCACACCTCGCTCCTTGCGACGTCTTCACTGGGTGATGGTCCAATAACAGAAAGGATAAAATGAAAATTTTTAAAAATGATTTAACACACTATTTCATCCGGCCGCATGATGAGCTGCCAGCCGGATACCTGAAGAGTTGCAAAAAGTTTTTTAAAGAATTAAGCAACAAGCAGCAAGCGTCAAGCTTCAAGCAACAAGCATTAAAAAATAAATTGCATAAACCGGGTACACGTGTTAAAAACAGATTTAACAGAAAGGTATAATTATGAATACACAAGAAGCTTTAAAAATAGCTC